GACAACATCTCGTTCAGTTCCGTGATGGAAATTGGTAGCGAGATTGACACGCAGATCATCGAGGCTGACGAGACGACAGCCCAAGTGCCGAAGTACATCCCGAGCGGTGTGCACAAGCTGACGGCTAGCCAAAAGAAACAGATGCTGTTTGCGCTGAGCCACAGCGAACCCAACGTCATTTACGTCTATAAGTTCTATGAAAATGACAGGCAGCGCTTGCAGAGCGCGTGGTCTAAGTGGACGCTCAACAGCAACACAAAGATCGTTGGCATGGAGGTCATTGAAGACCACCTGCATTTGGCTGTTGAGGTAACGAGCAAGGACTACATCAAGACGCTTGAGGAAGCAGCGAGCCTCGGCACGTCATTCGGCACGACCAGCACTCGTGCCTACATGCTGCGTGTCGAGCTTGAAGAAATCACGCAAGCTAGCGCGACGGACTTTCCGTTGCTGCTTGACTTGTACGTTCCGCGCAGCAAGTGCATTGAAGTTGTCGGTGGGCGCACGGCACGTGGTGGTAACGCATACGACCCCAATGCAGCCGAGTTTCCAATACCCAGCGGCGGCACTCCGATCAGTGCAGGCCTTGACTGGTCAGCGATTGAGCTGCCTTACCGCACAGACGAGACAACCTTCTCTGTTTTACTAACTGACACCGCTGCTTTTGGTATCACGCTGCCGCGCCTTGCAGCTACAAACCTAAAGCTGGCCACGAGCGTCACGGTTGCGCAGTTTGAGGCAGCACAGCTTGCGTTTATTGGGGCGGCCACGGTTGACCCTAACAGCGCAGCAACGTCTTCCGCACACTCTGCGCTTGCTGCCCTGATTGACAGCACTATGAACAACACTCGCTTTATCGTGCTTGGTCGCCTAGACGGCGTGTTTGCTACCGACAACGACCGCGTATTGAACAACATTACGACTGCTGTAACGCCTGATTTTACGTGCGGCGTAGACTACACGATGACCTACGTGCAAAGCCCGCTGTTCTACAAGCCGCAAGGCGCTGACACTGGGCGCAGTGAGGCTCGCTTGCAGTTAAGGTACGCGACCATCACTTTTGACGATACGGCTGGCTTCACGGCTGAGATCACGCCGAAAGGGCGGTCGGCAAAGAGCTACGTGTTCGGTGCGCTGCAAAGCGGGGACAGCGAAATCCTGCTTGGTCAGCAAAACTTTGCGACCGGCTCGTTCCGGTTCCCGATCTTTGCAAAGAATGACAGCGTAGAGATCAAGTTTACGAACAACGGCCCGTTCCCCAGCACCCTTACGACCCTAGAGTGGCAAGGCTTCATCAGCCCAAAGAGTATGCAGGCGTGACGAGTATGCTGACCATAGGCACGGCGCGCGTTGAGGACATCGATACGCTAGCGAGAAAGATGCGTAAGGCTGACAGACGTGAAGCGTCGCGGGCGTTCCCCCATGCCACGCCTGCCGAAGCCGTTGAGCTGTCGTCCAGCCTGTCAAAAATTCTGCTCAGCGCCCGTACCGGCAAGGGCAAGCCGGTAGCACTGGCGGGTGTTGCGGGGCCGCTGGGTGGCGGTGAAGGCGCTGCTTGGATGATCACGACAAACTGGGTCTACAAGCACCCGGTCCCGTTCCTGCGTCGCAGTGGCGAAGTGCTCAGCGAAATGTTCAAGCGTAGCGGGTGCCACACGTTCACTAACCTCGTTGACTGTCAGAACACACTGCACATCCGCTGGCTTACGTGGATGGGTGCCGAGTGGGACAACCCCATAATGCTGCACGGCTTTCCGTTCCAGCGCTTTTACCTGAGACAAGAAAGGTTGCGCCATGTGCACCGCGATAGCTAGCTTTATCGGGCCGGTCATGAACCTTGCCGCCGCTGGGCAGCAAGCGAACATCGCACGGCAACAGATGGCCCTCGCTAACGAGCAGGCTGTCGTTGAGCGCGAGATGGTTTACGAGCAGTACCGCGAGCAGCAAGAGCGGTACGAGCTGAACAAGCAGCTTGCGCTTGAGGCCTACGATCTACAGCAAGACCAGATCGACAAGCAGACCATTGAGAACGTCAAGGAAATTCAGCGGGCTGCCTTTGATCAGGCACTGCAAGCGCGGCAAGTCATGGCGTCTATGGGCGCTACTAACGCTACGCTGGGTCGCCGGGGCGTGAGCGCACAAGACGCACGCCAAGCCATCAAGGCCGAAGAGGCACGCAACCTCAACCGGCTGGCGTACAAGCGCGACAAGACCTTTGAGTACGGCCAAGACCTCAAGAAGCAACAGCAGTTCGAGGCAGAGAGCCGGATTGCTTCGGTTGCGCCGGGTAAGATCAGCCCGACCGCGCTCAAGGCCATCGAGGTCAACCGTAAGGCAGCGATGATAGGCGCTCAGCAGACAATGTTGCAGGCGCAGCAGACTGCTATCGGTGGCATCACCGGCTTTGTAAATGCCTTTAGCTCAATCAACAGCATGCAGAGCCAGCGGTTCTCAATGCAGCAAGGCCAGATGCTACAGCAGCAGAGCTTCGCGCAGTCCCGTAGCTACCTTGGCTCGATGCAGCAGATACAGACACAGATGCAGCCCATCCGTATTGCCAACATCTACAACACAGCAGCCAACCCTCTTCTGACCGCACCGGGAAATTTCTGACATGGTTGAGTTTATTCGCCCCGTAAACCCCGGCGCTAGCCCGGTTGCTAACCTGAGCAATCGGTACTTCCGCCCGTTGCTCGATGACACCGAAAGCCGTGCGCTGGGCCAGCTTGCAAACGCCTTGGCCCGTCAACGCAGTGCGCTCAGCGGGCTGGCGAGCAGTGTCGGTGGGGTGGCAAGTGCAGCGCAGGGCCTGAGCAATGCAGCGCTTAGCGCTCAGCAGCAGCAGCTCCGCGACATGCAGCGACAGTACGACCTACAGAACCAGCGAGACCGCCTGTCGCTGCAACAAGAGCAGAACCAGTTCAACCTTTGGAAAGATGAGCAGGACCTTGCGGTACAACAGGCGCGCTTAAACGCTGCCAATGCGCAAGAGGCAATTGGGTTAGCGCTTGATGCAGACTTTTCTGGCCCCGTTGACAATAGCTTTCTTGGCCTTGTGTCGTCGCGCCCCGGTAACTCACCCGTCAGCGCTGACCCGTTCAGCGGTAGCGTACAAGCTACTGGTGCGGCGGCGACAAGCTTTGTTGAGCAGTACGGTCAAGCACTTGAGCAAGTCGCAGCAGTCACAGGTGCAAACCTGACAGTTACGGACGCAAGCGTGTCGAGCCGCACGGTTGTCGATAGCCTGCCTGACCAGAATGCTAGCGGCCTTGGCGGCATGGCTGACATGGACCCAGAGACCCGCACTAAGCTGCGTAACATCTTTGGCGAAGGTGCGCTTGGCGCTCAGCCGCAGTTCAAGACAGTCGAAGACAGTATTCGCTACATGGGCTTTTACCTACAGCACCACGGCGTAGCCAACGGCACAGTTGAGGATGCAGTGCGGGTGTTCTTTGGTCTCAACACGACCGGTGCTGTGGAGGCGACACCCGGTGCAAGCGAGGCTGTCCTTAGTCTGTACCAGCGCCGCATGCAGATGCTCGACGCGCAGGGCCTTAGCGCTGACGCTAGCCTTGCTGACAACCGCGAGCAGTTCGCCCGTGCCATGCTGGTTGACGGCGTGAGCGAGCTTGACGAGCTGCCCGTTGGCAAGCTGGTAGAGGAAGGCATCAACGCTACCAAGACGGGTCGCCTTATCCGCAACAACAGCGGTCAGTTCAAAGTGTTCGCTGGGGATCGCGAAGAGTACGGCGCGATGAAAGACGGTGAGCGCCGCGTGTCGCTGGACTTTAACAGCGCACCCGACATCCAAGGCGGCTTCTACGCGATGGTTGTGGTGCCTGACGACGCGACCGGCGAAGAGCTGCAAGCGGCTCGTGGCTACGTGCAAGGCATGAAGCAGCTTATGGCCGAGTACGGCTATGACGACTACGGCATCTACGGTGACGATGGGCTAGCAACGCGCAGCGAAAATGGACGCGGCAAGCCCGGTACTTTCCACACTGAGCCGTTCTTTGCGGAAGACCCACGCGCTGTTGAGCTGCTTGGCAACCCTGAGTTCATGGCGGCCTATGCTGAGCTGGTAAAAGACACGCTGGGTGAAATCCCCGGTGCTGTCTTGATGGCCCCACACACTGAACAAGACGGCGGCGCGACTGTCACGTTGGCGGACGGGCGTACCCTGACCGAGCGCGAGTTTGCACTGAGCGAGCTGATCCCGCTGCTTGATGGGCCTAGCGCTAAGCAACACACTGTAGACATTAGCGCCGATGATGGCAGCAACCCGATCCCGCTGAGCGACGGTAGCCCTGCCAGCATGACGGTCAAGAGCGCTGCTGCTGCTTACGGCGTGCCGATCAACAACGGTAACGCCTCGGACGTGCTGTCTATCGGTGCTGGTGGTGAGACACCTGACGTGTTTGCAATGGCCTACGAGGGACCAAACGCACGCGCAGCCGAAGCGCAGACTGCACTTGAGCAGCTAGACAGTCAGTTCCGCGACCGCGTGCAGCGGGCTGTCGCAATCGCACGGCAGGATGACGACCCTAACATTAGCGGCAACGCAGAGGCATTCGTACAGGGGTCGCCCGAGTACCGCGAGACGCGGCGTGCGTACTTAAAAGCTAGGGGTGAAATCTTCACAGAGCTGGAAAAGAGCATTGTTGAGGACCAGCAAAAGGCTGTTGAAGACTTTGTGTTTAGCCAAGGCACGCCAATAGCGGCGGAAATTGAAGCTGAAACTGAAGCGGGTGAGTTTGGCATGATCACAAATGCTATGCGCGACGCTAACAACAACATGAACGACGCAATCCTCAACATCATGTCGGGCGGTGACGAGGCTCTGCGCAGTGTCCTTGCGGCACAGTTCGCTGGTCGCCTAGACACAACACCTGTCGGTAAAGCATTTGCTAAAGGTGTAGGGCTGCAAGCCAAGGCGCAACGCGGCGCGCAGCTAACGGACGCAGCGGTCAGTGAGTTCTTTACGCGCGTGCAAAGCGGTGAAGAGCTGCGCGGCATGTTAGCAAACCACAGCCCTAAAACGATCAGCAACATGATCGACACGCTGGTCAACAGCGCAAAGACGCAGCTCGATGCGTTTGAGATGAACCCTGAGGCGTTGACCTTTGATGACGTGCGGGAAATGGCGCGCAGCAAGCAGTACTTGCAAACGATCATGGATGACCCGCTTGCGTCTAACCTCAACAGCCAAGACACGCAGAAGATCAAAGCCGCTAACGACCGCCTGACTGCGCTACAAGCTGACGTAGTAGAGGCTGCTGCACTGGCAGAGATCAGCGGCGCTACGTCGCCTGACGCAATCATCGCTGCGCACACAACTGCGCTGGATGTCGGCTCGCAGTTTGGCCTTGATGCAGACTATCGCAAGACCATCGGCGAAGATGCGGCCACCGGCTTGCAGGAGCTAGAAGACCAACAGCTCTTGCTGTCTAACGCCACGGTCACAACCAAGTACGAATACGACACTGGGCTACAGCAGCTTATTGCGCGCCAAGAGCCGCTGACCGTTGAGCAGCTCAACAAGCGTAAGCGCCAGCAAACAGCTAACCTTGCAGCGGCGTTTACCTCGCCAGACGCTACCCTTGAGCAGCGCACTGCGGTGCTACAGGAAAGCACAGCGCTGGGTATTAACCTTGGGTCGCGGCTTATCAACGACATGTTCGGTGAGGCTAGCACGTACCCTGACACACAGGCTGAGTACTTGGCTTATGACGAGCTGCATCAAGCTATTGCAGCCAGTGGTGCGGACCCTATCGAGCTGTTCGGCAACGACCAACCCATTCACATGTTGGTTGCTCTTCGATACCAGCCCGGGCAGCGGGCGCACGATGTGCTGCGTGAAGTGGTCGAAGTCGCTGACACAGTGCCGCCTAAGTTCGTGGATGCGCTTGAGACCGTAAACTTCGCACGTGCGCCCTCTGGAATGCGAGACCGAGTGCGGGCAGCCGTGCTACTACAAGCTATTGAGGAAGTGCCAGACGGCTCAACCGAAGCCAACATTGCGAACTACATTGATAACAGTATCGACAAGATGCTGCGCAGCCGCGAGTTCAGCGTGGCTGGCTTCGCGCAACCGGGCTTTGCAACAACGGCTACGCAAACCGTGCGGCACAACATCATGGCGGGCGAGAAGTACCTCAAGAAGCCAATGGCTGCTTTCTTCGCTGCCGCGCTTGCGCAGAAGACGCAGCAGGTGCTGGCCGACATTCGTGCCGAAGACCCGAGCGACGTAGTACCGTTTAATTTAAATGACCGGTCATACGTTATTGATGTCGCTGGGGATCAGGTAGTGCTGACGCAGAAGAAGGGTGGTGCCGTCAGCGAGATCAGTGGGCGGCTGGCTACGCTGCTGTCAGACGACAACGCCACAGCGCAGGCTCGCTCTGTAAGGCTGGTTGAAACTGGTACGGACTTGCAGACGGGCGGTGTCGTCGAAACCACAAAAGACGCAGTGTTCCTAGACAGCCCTTACTATCTAGACCTGAGCAGCGTCAGTGAGATCACAGTCAAGGTAGCAGACGGTGAGCGTGGCTCTCGGTCTCTTGTTATCCCTGTGTCAGAGCTGCGCCCGACCGTGACAAGTGCCGGTGCTGCATTGCTCAACAAGCGCGGTGGTACGCCAGTGCCGAAGTCTGAAGCTGTGGTCGGCTACTACTTTGCGCTTCCCGAAGGTGAGACGCTGTTCCCCGGTGAGATCGAGATTGACGACATTCCGCTAAGCGCAGGCCTAGACGCGCCCATCGGTCTGTCTACAGCGGCGCTTATGCAGGCGGCTGACGACTACACGAATGGCAGAATAAAGGTGCTCGACTGACATGGTGAAGTATCTCGCTGAGACACCGACACAGAAAGCTAACTTCTTTGCTGGCTTTCGCCGTAGCTTTGCAGCCTACAGCCCTACTGCGTACCTCAATACGCTAAACCCAACGCGGTTTGCGGGTGCTGGTGACGACCCTGAGCGCAACCTGCTCAGCGCACAGATCAACCCGCTCAATCAGCCCGAAGCGCTGACGGAAGCTGAGCTTCAAAGCACGCTGGCCATCGGCCAAGAGTACGGTCTCAACGCGGCTCGCCTAGACGATCTACGGTACGAGTTTGCTGAGCTGAAAAGTTTGGGCATGGACGAAGAGCGGCTGGACCGCTCACTGCGTGCACGTGCTCAAGCTATTGGCGCGCTGCCTGACCGCGACCGTATCAGTGCAGCGAGTGAGCTTGCCGCGCAGATACTAGACCCAGCGAGCAACATGATCTTGCTGGCGTCTGGTGGCACAGCCGCAGCAGTACGTGCGGGTATGCTGACGCGAGCAGGGGCAGGCTTCGCGCTGGGTGTCGGTGCTGAGACAAGCATCATGGGTTTAGAGACTGCTGCGACTGGTGAGAACCGCATGAGCCTACAGCGTGCACTTATCGGTGGCGCGTTTGAAGGCGGTATCGGTGTGCTTGCTGGGCGACCCGCTGTGAAGGCAAAGGATGCGTTTCCGAAGCCTGTGGCCCAACGCATTCAAGTAGCGACAGGCCCTATCCGCAACGACGCTAGCCTTGCTGGTTCACGGCCTGTGCTGAGTGACGCATTCTTCTCTGAGTGGCTTGAGCTGTTTACGCCACGGCGTGCTGGTATGATGACGGATGACGTGCAGATGCGTGACGTAGCACACAGCTTTGGCGGGCTAGTGCTTGAGGATGCAAGCGGCAACATTGTCGGGCGGCAAACCGACATCGCTACGCTGTTCCGCATGTTTGATCTTGAAGACCGCAACCAGATCAACGTGGCTAAGTCAGACATGTTGGAAGCTTTCCAGCGTGGCGAAATGAGTTTCGACAAAGGCATGACGGTCCTTACGCAATACCGCCGCCTCAAAAACCGTGGCGTAGAGCCTACGGCTGAGCAACTGAATATCAGCCCACAGCAGCTTGATGCAGTGCGCTCAGACTTCGACACTATCGCAAAAAGCTTTGATGACTTCTATGAGCGCAAGCGCGTGCAGATGATCGAGGCAGGTGTACCAAAGAGCGACATTCTCAGCATGCGCAGCGGTACAGAGTACACACCGCGCCAGTGGGACGGGCTGACCGTCAACAACATTAGCTCACGCATGCCAACGCTGCCCAAGTTTGATCAGGCGCGCATACTTGGAAGGCTCATTGCCCGGTCAATCCGCAGGGAGCAGGGCGACCAGCTCCCCATGTTCGCGCAGATGATGGCAGACGGAAAGCTGTCGCGCGCGGGCAAACAGTTTGAAGGCCGGACGGCAGACGACATTCTCGACAACAGCCTAGATGACGTAAAGTTTGTCATGGAGCGCTACTACGAGCGGTTCGGCACAGGCTTCATGCGGGCTATCATGGCACGCGCAGACGACAACAATGCGTTTGTTGCTGAGACAATCCGACTGGATGAGCTTGAGGAAGCGGTGCTGCGCTCGATACCTGAGCAGCTTGATGACGAGCTAGTCGTGACGTTCGGTGACGACCTAGAGCAAGCCGTGCGTGACATCTTCGCTAAGCGCATGGAAGGCAAAGACCGTTCCGAGTTCCAGTCGCTCAACACGCGCGTTGCGATGGACGATACGTTCACCATGAGTATCGCTGAGTTAAACAGTGGGCTGACACCAGCAGACGTAAAGCAAATTGACGAGCTGCTTACTGAGGTGCTGGGCGAGCGGCGCGTAAGCACGCGAGGGTCTATTAGTGTAGCTGACCTGCTCAACAACAATGGCGGTGAGCTGGTAACGCGCTACAGCCGTGGTGCAAACCGCAAGGTAGGCTTTGCGCAAAGAGGTATCCGCGAAGAGCCGCTGGACATTGCACGTGCTGCGAAGAAACGCTGGATGCAGCGCGATAAAAGCAAGATGAGCGCACGCAAGATCAAGCAGGAAAAGCGGCGACTGAACAGCGCTATATATGACCTGCTGACTAACGCTGGGTACTCTGACAAGCGTGCCTTTGACGAAATGCTAGACGTGCCGGGGTTTGTCCGTGAAAACAGCACGAGCCTTGACACGGACTTCGGGGCTTGGCTGGGCAGTGCAAAGAACTTTGCTACCAGCATCTTCCTGCCCGGTGTTGTCTTCTCTCAGTTACCGGAAGCGGCGGGCGTTGTAGCTCAAATGGGTGTGCCGACACTGCGAGAGCTTGAGCAGCTAACCGGCGTATGGTCGGCAATGCGGCGCGTAGGGCGCGGTGAGGTTGTTGACGACCTGTTCGAGCAAGACATCCTGCCGTTGCTGGACTGGGACCCAGCGACCAGCGCGCGAGGCTTCGACAACGTAGACATGGAGATGCGGCTCACCCGTCAGTCGCTCGACGCTAAGGTCTACAACGCATCGAGTAACTGGCGGAACATCATGATGCGGGCCAACCTGCTGCGCCCTTCGACTACCATCATGCGCGTCTTGACCTACAGCCGGTCACTGAACCGTATCCGTAACTGGGCGCAGGGCCGCAACAATGCGTTCAGCGCCTTCGACATCGAAGTGAACTACGGCCTCAACACGGCGGCTAAGCAGGCAGAAGCCAAGCGCCTGATCGACAAGTATGCGGTCATTGACCCTGACACAGATACCGTGCGCAGCTTCCAGTTCCACCGCTGGGCAGAAGACGGTATCGACGCAGAAGTGCTGGCCCGCGACATGCGGCTTGCAGTCATGGACCGAATGTACACGGCAGTGCAGGAAGCGAGCAGGGGCTTTGCGCCGTCTTGGATGCAAGGCGGGCTGCTCAAGTTTTTCATGCAGTTCCAGACATACGCCTTTAACTCGCTTGAGAAGCAGGGCGTACAGCTCCTTGCACGTTACAAAGCAGGTGACACAGCGACTGCAAACATCGTGCTGCAAAGCACCTTCCTCGCCAGTCTCGCTATGTACTTCTCTCGCCAGTACGGCATGACGATGGGCATGAGTGAAAAGAAGCGCCGTGAGCGCATGAAGAAAGCCCTTAACCCTGCGCAAGCGGCGCTCTACAGCATCGGGTACATGCCAGTAATCAGTGCGCCCATGTCGCTTGCCACCTACCCGATCAGTGCAGTCAACGCGATGGTCACTGGTCAGCCCATTAGTCGCGGTGCAGTGCCGACTGCGCCAGCATTCTCAGCAATCCACACCATCGCAAATGCGCCCGGTGGGCTGTACCGCGCAGCAACCGGAAACGCTACCGAAAGTTCGACATCTCAATCGCTGCGTGTTATCCTCGGCGGCGCTTCAGAGTTGCCGTATATCAAGCCCATGACCAACGCAGGAGCCGCGCTCATAGCCGGGGAAAAGCCGTCATTTGGCGGTTCAGTGCTTACGCGAAAGGAATAATTACTCATGAGTTACACTCCTAATAGCTACACGACGACTGGCACTGAGACGACCTTTGCCATCACGTTTCCCTTCCTCAAGGAAGCTGACGTTGTAGTCACGGTCTTTGACCCTAGCGGCAACACGGTCAGCGCATTTGACTACGAGATTTTCCTTGATGGCAGCTTCAAAGCGCGCGTCGTTGCAGACGGCACGATTACTGACAACGCACCCACCCCGCTGACCTCAGGCCACACGGTCACTATCTCCCGCGCAACCGACATCGCCACGTTGGCCACCACGTTCCAAGATGGTGTGAGCCTGCGGGCTGACGACATTAACCTGCTGCTGAACCAGCAGAACTACGCGCTGCAAGAATTTGGTCGTAACACTGAGGAAGCCCTTGGTAAGAACGTCAACGACACCGCGTGGGACGCCACTTCGCTCCGCATCACGAACCTTGCGCAGCCTACTGCCGACAACGACGCCATACGAAAAGTGGACGTTGACAGCGGCATCGGGCCTGACATCACGACCGTAGCAGGCATCGCGAGCGACGTGACGACGCTAGGTAGCGGCACGGATACTAGCGGCAGACTGCATCGCCTCAACATTGAGGACGTAGCAGACGACCTGAACCTTGGTGCAAACAGCGACATCACAACGGTTGCAACCGACATTCGGACGGGCGGGAACAACCACGTCCAAGCGGTCAGCAACAGCATCGCAGACGTAAACACGCTCGCCGGAAACGACACGGATGGTACAGCGCATCTGGTCAACATCGAGACTGTCGCGGAAGACCTGACTGGCACTAACACAATCGGCACGGTCGCCGGGTCAATTGCAAACGTCAACACGCTGGCAGGCAACGATGCAGGCGGCACGGCGCACCTGACGAACATTAGTGACCTTGCGCCACAAGTGACCAACATCGACACGCTGGCGTCTGGTACTGACAGCGGCGGCACTGCGTACCTGACGCACCTTGAGAATGCATCGACGAACGCGGCAGCAGCACAGGCAGCGCTTGAAGCGTTCAACCGGACGTACCTTGGCGCTTACAGCGCGGACCCAAGTGCGGACGGTAACGGCGACCCGCTGACCGATGGCGACCTCTATTACAACACCACGTCAAACAATCTGAAATTCTACGACGCGGGCAATAGCGTGTGGGTGACACTGAACAACAGCGTGCAGGTGAACGCAGCGGCTACGCTGGGCGCAACTGGTGACGTTACGTTTACGACGGAGACGTACCAAGACTTCATCATGCGCGACAACAGCAACCCGGCGCAGTGGGTCAACGTCACCCCAGCAGCAGTGAAGACGGCGCTGGCGATTAGCACCACAGACGTGTCGGGCCTCGGCACGGCGGCAGTGCAAAACGTAGACGACTTCGCGACAGGCGCAGAAGGCGACCTAGCATCCACCGCGCTGCAACCGGGCGACGTTGTGAATGACGTGACGACTGGCGGCACAGCCGTGCCACTGAGCGCGCAGCAGGGCGTGGCCCTCAAAGCATCAATCGACAGCAACACGACTGCGATAGCGGCCAAGGCTACGGCTGGCTTCGCGATTGCCATGTCCATCGTATTCTAAAGGAACCCTGACATGCCAAACATTACAAAAGTAACCAGTCTGCAAGGCGAAACCGTCAACGGACAGGCCACGACCAGCACAGCGTACAGCCTCAGTGGTATCGCTGACGACACAGTGACACCCCTATACACAACGCTCAAGACAAACCTGCTGCTTGTGGCTAACCCAAGCGCAAGCACTGTTGCAGTTGCCACAGTTAGCTTCACGCCCTCTGGCGGCACTGCACGAAACCTTGCTGTTGTCAGCATCCCGGCACAGGCGAGCTTAGACGTTCTCAGCGGGCCGCTCTACATAAACGCGGGCGACAGCCTCGGCGTGGCAGTCACAGGCACGGACGTGGACGTTACGGTTAGTTACGAGAAGCTGATGAACAGCGAGGACTAAACCCATGCCACGCAAACACAACTACATCGGCGGCATCATCGGGGCGGACCCGCTGGTCAGCAGCGCACCGCGACCCGGCGTGTCGAGCCTCGGCGCGCTCGGCGGTGACGGGGTTATAGGGGTGGACACGTTTGCTACGTGGGATCCTAATTTTAGCACAGGCATAGCTCGCACTCTCAGCCAAGGCAATTTGTGGCTGACATCCAATCTATCTAACTTCAGTCCCACAGGATCGACACAGCCTATGTCGTCGGGCAAATACTACGCCGAGTTTCTGGCGGGTGACTCAAATATTCGAGGCTGTGCCGGAGTATGTGAGGCCACCTACGCATTCAGCGGCACAGATCGCGCATATACAGGCTCGGTCAACAACGTAGTGATGCGGGACTATGACGGGCAAATCTATGCGAATGGCGCCAACGTCAGCAGCAACACAGCAACCATAACCCACAACAGTACAGTGATCGGCGTAGCGCTTGACCTCGATAGTGCGACAAAGACGGTGAAGTGGTATTTGGATGGTACGCTGCATTACACCTACACGCTTTCGTCGCCGCCATCCATGCGGTTTTCGGCGGGCGACATCTCGTCAAACTATACGGCGATTGTAAAGGCTAACTTCGGGCAAGACCACACGTTCGCCGGGACTAAAACGGCCCTAGCAACCCCGTACACCGACGCGAACGGTCTTGGCGAGTTCTACTACGACCCACCTGCGGGTTTCACGGGCCTTTACACCCCAGTGACCACCACACGACCCACACGGCGCTGGGGCGGCATGACCGGGCGGACACTGGTGGAGAGCACGGCGGGCACTCCGGCGTTCAAGGCTTTGGCCTTCACGGGCAACGGTGCGCCCTCACGGTCTATTACGGGCGTTGGTTTTCAGCCAGACTTTGTGTGGTTAAAAAATCGAGACAAAACGCTTTCACATCAGATCGTTGACGTTCTCCGTGGGGCTAATAAGGCCCTACTAACCAACTCTCAGAACCCAGAAAATAACACTCAAACGGATTTTTCTGGTGGCGGGGTCGAAACCATTGACGCTGACGGCTTCACGCTGGGTGACGGCACGGTCAACAACAGCAACTTTAACGGCACGAGCGACGACAGTATCGCATGGTGTCTCAAGGCTGGCGGTGCGCCAACGGCGACTAACAGTGGTGGTCAAACGCCAACCTCCGGCAGTGTGATGATTGACGGAGCGGCTTCCACGGCACAGCTACCAACTGCGAGCATCTACCCGAGGAAGTTGAGTGCAAACACTGCGGCGGGCTTCTCGATTGTTCAGTGGAGTGGGACTGAGAACACCAACGGGGAAACCGTCCCACATGGCTTAAACTCCGCGCCGGAGCTGATTATATTTAAGTCCCTGATTTCCACTAGCAACTGGATTGTCGGAACTGACTACCTGTCAAACACTTCTGGCTGGAACAAGCAGCTCTATCTAAACCTATCCGACGGAGAGTCAGTCAATACAGACGCAAGTTTTAACAATACGGCACCTTCCGCAACAGTCTTTAGTCTAAAGAACTCTGATGCGACGAACAAAAGCGGGACTGACAGCATGATTGCCTACTGCTGGCACAGTGTCCCCGGTTTCTCCAAGGTCGGTAGCTACACGGGCGACGGCACTACCAGCAACGATGTTAACCTCGGCTTCCGTCCTGCGTTTGTGATGGTCAAGGCCACTAACAGCGCTCGAAGCTGGGCAATCTTTGACAACGCTCGTGACGTAGACAATCAGACTACAACGGCTCTTCGGGCTGACATGAATAATGGAGACCTCACGGGCGTTAACCTTGGGGTAGACTTCTCTGACGAAGGTTTCACGCTTACAGGACCAGACAGTCTCATTAACAATACCTATAACTACATCTACATGGCCTTCGCGGAAGAGATACCCGGCGCTGACACCATCCCCACGACCGGCGTGCTGGGCCTCGCGGAAGACTATCAAAGCAAACTTTAAAGGAACCTAAACGATGACCGAAAGCAAAAGTTGGTACACCTCTAAGACCGTATGGGCCGTTCTGGTCATGCTCGGCAGTGTTGCCGCACGTAACGCCGGGATTGACCTTGGGCCATTCGAGGAAGAGATCAGCAGCCTGATCCTTGACGGCGTTGCACTTGTGGCCGGGGCTGTTGGCCTGTGGGGTCGCATTGCGGCTACTGCGCGCATTGGAGGGTAGGTTCGTGACCGACGCAGAGATTGCAGCAATCGCCAAAAAGGCAGCCGAAGAGGCCGTAGAGGAAACTTTGCGGCGTCTCAACCTGCACGATGACGAAAGCGGGCGGGACCTGCACGACCTACGTGAGCTGCTCAGTAGCTGGCGGTCGGCCAAGCGCACGGTCGGTACTACTATCACGCGCAGTGTGACGCTGTTTATTCTCGGTATGCTTGCGCTAGGGGCAGTAATGCAGATACGTAAGCAACTTGGAGGCGACTAACTTGTCTAATGCTCTTACGGAAAGCGAAGAGGTCATGGCCGCGTTACACACGGCTGTGGCCCAAGAGCTTTACCAGCGTGTGACTAATGGTGAGGCCAGCGCGGCTGAGCTGAGCGTGGCAGTCAAGTTTCTCAAAGACAACCACGTAGACATGATGCCAAAGGCAGACAGCGACATCGCTGCACTGTTCGAGGCCATACCGGACTTTGATGGTTAGCAAAAAGAAAACGGCACCGCTGCTGGATGAAGGACAACGGTGCCGCGCTTGGGAGAAACTTTGGTGACAGTGAGGGTCCCAAATGATCAAGCTGGAAAACCTTACGCAAGCGTAATTATAGTGTCAACTAAGAAAACCTCTGCAAGCCGGATTAAGTCGGACTTCCGTGCATTCCTTTGGCTCGTATGGAAGCATATCAACCTACCTGAGCCTACTCCGGTACAGATCGACATCGCGTCTTACATCCAGCATGGCCCAAAGCGGTGCATGGTGCAGGCGTTCCGTGGGGTCGGTAAGTCCTACATCACGTCTGCATTTGTGTGCTGGACACTGCTGCGTAACCCGGAAGAAAAGATACTGGTGGTCAGCGCGTCGAAAGACAGGGCAGACGCTTTCTCGATCTTCACCCAGCGCCTGATCAATGACATTCCGATCTTGCAGCACCTCAGGCCGCGAGACGACCAACGGAACTCCAAGATCAGTTTTGACGTTGGGCCAGCCGAACCGTCGCACAGCCCGTCCGTGAAGTCCGTAGGAATTTCTGGCCAGCTAACCGGCGCACGGTCAACGCTGTGCGTGGTTGATGACGTAGAGGTGCCGAGTAACTCGGCAACACAGCTCATGCGAGACAAACTGAGCGAGCTGGTCAAAGAGTTCGATGCTGTCCTGACACCCGGCGGGCGCATCATTTACCTTGGGACACCACAGACCGAAGACAGCCTCTACAACCGCCTTCCAGAGCGCGGGTATGACTTACGTGTCTGGCCAGCCCAAAAGCCGTCAGCGGCGCTTACAGAGGCGTATGGAGGCACTCTAGCGCCGTATATCCGAGAGCTAGAGGCTCCAGTAGGGCAAAGTGTGGACCCGAAGCGCTTTGACGATGACGACCTAGCTGAGCGCATGGCGTCTTACGGTAAGGCTGGCTTCCAGTTGCAGTTCATGTTGAGCACTCAGATGAGCGACGTAGAGCGCTATCCGCTCAAGGTGCGCGACATAATCTTCCTGCCGCTCGATGGCGAGACAGCCCCGATGTCGATGACGTGGGGACCATACGAAGACAGGATGCTGAACGACATACCGAACGTGGCCATGCGCGGCGACAAGATGTACGGCCCGATGGCTGTCTCGCCGACGACAGGGGAGTACACGGGCAGTGTGCTCGCTATTGACCCTTCGGGGCGTGGTGCGGACGAGACAGGCTTTGCAGTCTGTCGGATGCTCAATGGCTACCTGTTTGTGCCTGAGGCGGGCGGTCTGCCCGGTGGGTACGATGAAGACACCCTTGGGATGCTGGCTGAGATTGCTGCGCGCAATAAGGTAAACAAGGTGCTCGTTGAGGCAAACTTCGGGGACGGTATGTACACGTCGCTCTTGCGGCCTGTGTTGAACAAACGGCACCCTGTGATGATCGACGAGGTGCGACACAGCCAGCAAAAAGAAAGACGCATTATTGACACCCTTGAGCCAGTGCTCATGCGCCACAAGCTCGTCATGGACCCACGGGTTGTCGAACAGGACTACAGGTCAGCCAACAAGTACGAACAGCACAGTCGGGTGAGCAAGATGCTGATCTATCAGTTGACCCGCCTGACATACGACAAGTTCAGCTTGCGCCATGACGATAGGCTAGACGCGCTTGCTATGGCTGTCGGGTACTGGACCGACCAGATGGCCGTAGACGAGCAACGAGGCATTACCGAACAGCACAACGAGGCCTTGCAACAAGAACTAGACAGGTTCCTTGAGCTGACAGTCGGTAGCGCCCCGAACCGTAAGAACTGGATGGGTAGCTCTCTGGGGCGGTAGGTGGCTGTACCGTGCGTACCGTTCTGCTGTACCGCTTGCGTGCGAAGCACAGTCCTTAAAATAACCTAAACCAAAACTGCCAGTGCCTAATGCGCTATCCGATATCGTGTTAGCCTTAGGCGATATCGTCTTGCGCTAGTTGATATCATTTAGCGCCTAGTTGATATCACTTATGACATGACACGAAAGTTGCCGCTTATAGGAAGACACCCTCGCACCTATAAGTACTATAAGTACTATAAGTGCTGTCAGCACTGACAGTTTGAGGTTATGGATTTTATGTCCTACCGGACGTTTCTCGGTACAGCAGGGCGGTACGCACGGTACAGTTACGGTACAGTACTTACAGTGCTTTAAGGTGCTGTAAGGGGAACGAGAGGGGTCCTGTCAAGCAGGTGCACCCCGGCAAGCATTCTAGTGCAAAAATGTCTGCGGGTATCTTACAGAGACGATGCCGCGCGACCCCCCCTTAGGGCCGCATAATGTTGCCAAAAGTGCCGGTTAGCAGCGCAAACGCCAAGCATTTCAGACACTTAGGATGCACCAACAGTGCGTGCGGTAGCTATTTTGAGCGCTACCGGTCTGAAACTGAGCGCGGGCGGTCCTTATAGCAACCGGCAGGCACCGGCAGCGCTGGCAGCACCGGCACGGCGCACCCTAAGGGAACGAGAGGGAAACGATAAAAGTTTAGACGATAATCGTTGCGCTTCAGTTAGTTTTGATCCTAGCGTTAGGGCATCACTTAATGACGCAAGGGAGAAACACGTCATGACTAACA